CTTAAGTTGTCCCTTGCACCAAAGCCCATGTAGTTCAATGAACTTGAGCCTGCATCCATGAATAGGCAGTTGCTGGCACCGTTACCGATAGAATCTATAAGTGCGGTGGAAATGGCAATATCTTTTGCACCTTGCCCAGCGGAAACGGTGTAATTGTATCCACCAGTGACCTTCGTTGGTCTATTCCCAGATACACTCGTTCCTGAACTTGGAGACGGCATACCTGATGCATTTCCGGCATACAACGTCATGGTTCTGGCGGAACCCCAGTCACCTGCGGCTATCCTGACAAGGTGAATGCTGGCTGATGTAGGATAAAAGTTGGCATAGGTACTCCGAATGCTGGCGAGGTCAAACAGCATAGCACCCACGTTCTCATAATTATTCGCATCAGGATAAACCCCTTGCCGAACATAATCGGTTACGCCTGCAATCCAGCTTCCGTTACGCCATGTACAAGCATTTGTTGCCTGATAAGTTGCCATAAGATTTCACCTCACTCATAGACCGCCGAAACCAGCGAATTTACCAAACCGCAAAGGTCAGTATTCAGACGGGTATCTGTAATGTTATTTGTAACTATTGATGTGGCTGCCGTCGGTACAAGCACGTCAGCAATTCCAAGTTCATAGATATCGCTTGTTCTCGTCAATGCCGGAGCCACAGGTGTTGCAGCGGGAGTTCCGTCAACAACGGCGATCTGAATGCTTCGGTTGATCTGGCTTAAGCGAACAACAATCCGGTCAATGCGGGGATTACTCCCGTTTGCAGTTGTAAGTGGAAGATTTAAATCATCCGTATTTTCATAACGGTATCCGTTAATCCATGCACTTCCCGCTGCCACACTCACAGCCAAACCAATCGATGGTGATACCTGCAGGTTTGTTGCTATCCTATAAAAAACACCATTGGAGACGAGGCTTCCGAAATATGCCGTAAAGTCAGCAGCATCATAGACTCTGTCTCCACCCGATGAATTGAAAAAACCGCTTTTCTCCATATTGCTTTCCTCCCGTTAAGCTCTCGCGTAAGAGCAAGATATAAGGTAAAAACCCGTAGGCAGTGTGGAAGCGGCGGCATTCGCCACCACACCGCTCGCGTTAATCGTAATTGGCATACTGGTGCCGCTGCCGCCCACTGCAGTTGCCACAGCACGTACTGTCGAGTAGGGGTAAAAGTTCGCATTTGTCATTGTTAGAATCGTGCCGCCGGAGGCGACTCCCGAAGCCCCCACATTGATCTGCATTCCGATTGAAACAACACCCTTATTTACAAATGACATATTAAAACCCATGGTCACACCACTACCAAGTGAGTAAGTGAGCGAGGTGTTGGCTTCCTGAGCCATTTTTGCGGTAGTCACAGCACCGTTCGCAATCCTTGCCGTAGTTATTGGTTCATTATTGATGTTGAGCCAGTTAGCCTGACCAGCCGGGTTATTGAACACGAAAACTGAAATTACATAAAACGTCATGGTATTGCGGGATATAAAGAAACCCATTGCACGCTGATAGCCGTTTCCCGTGTTGTCTCCGTTGTGCTTTACCAGAAAGACATGGCCGTCATCACTTGGCTGATCGCTGAATTTGTTACCGTTGTACGAAGTGAAGTAAAAGGCGTCTCCGGGCACCATATTATGCAGAGCATATTGACCGACCGATACAGTACCTGCACCTACGTTTATTTCAAGTGCGGGGATCTTTCCAAACAGGTTGTTAATGGTATCTGCAAAATCATCTCCCTTAATTTTAGGATTTACTACCATCAAATCCCCTAAGGTTTCCTCTACAGTACTAAGCGACCCTTCCACATCACCTAATGTTCCCTCTACATCACTCAGCGTTTCTTCCACGACGCCAAGAGCTTCTGCTACTTCTGAAATGCCGGTCGGGGCAGACAGTACTGTTTTAACTTCGCTTAAATCGGAGCGGATTCTCTGTGCTATTGTCAATTCTGCTTTTCCGAAAACCACGCTAATGCTCTGACCATCTGCGTCGTAGGTTTCTTCAACCTCAGTGATACGCGTAGTCATGGATACGCCCCATGCCTTGGAGATGACTTTAACAGTCTGCCCAAGGTCAAAATCTGTCTTGTATGTCAGATTTCCATGAGGATTGACCGATGTATCAAAGGAATAGCGTATTGTCTGCTCATTCAACTTGCTCTGACCTCGAAAAGTCAGAGTATCGATGTATGCTGCACCAAAATCCTCAGCCCGTAGGTCTTTGGCATCCACGAAAATTTCACGCCGAGTTTCTCCAGAGCCGCTTGTGATGGCGATAAATATTCGGTCTGAACCTTCACCTTCGCCGCCAATGAGTGCGGTATTGGCGTAATCCGCCACACTCTCTGTGTATATTTGTTCAGTGAGATTTTCGTACTCCTTGGAGAACACAGCCTGAGAGCTGGCACCTTTATACAGAGTCACTGTAAAGATGCCTGTAGCTGGAGTGAATGCTGTCTTTATGCCAATATCCGAAGCGGCGCATATTTCCGTCACCGCATCCATGAGATTTCGGTAAGATATCTGTGTACTAACGGGTACCCCTAAGTTTGGAGATGAGAAGGCTATTCCGCTAATTTGCCGCGCCGTGTCGGTGGGGCTGATAAGGTTATTAGTTATCAGCTGCAGGGCACAGGCGGAAATGTCACCGGACAATTTTTCTGTTTCCCACACAATACGGCGGGAGAGGAAGGAGGTCGCAAAGCGACCGCTCGCCGTGATGAATTCTTGCTCGGTTTGAGATAGCTTCAGATGCTCAATAATACCGGCTTCTTCATCATCGTTTTTCCAAATGATATTCCCTTCCTTTAAGAGTGCAGTATTCTCTGGTGTTGCAATCGCCTTTAGCTCAAATGAACCACAATGGGAGTAACGCCGTGTCCAGCGCATGTACTCGAAAGACTCCACAATGCCCGTAAGCTCTCGATTTGGATTGTAGATATATAGCTGCATATTCACACCCCCAGAAACTGCGGACGATAGTAAATGCTGACCTCCAGCAGTTCCATATTGACTGAAGCATCGTAGCGCAAGGTGTTAATGCCTGCGGCAAGCTGGAAAAACACCGAATCAGTGTCCAGCAAAGAGAATGCATTTGTTACCACCGTTCCGTTGATGCTGACTACTCGCTTTCCGGCGAAATGGGTATACACACGCAGTTCATCCCCGGCATCCATCGTCGTGAGAAGCCGGATGTATTCACCGGTGTCTATACTCAAGAGTTCCGGATTCGTAACCGTCCCCAACGCCTGGAACACAATCTCACACCCACAGGAAACATCACCGATGTTGTCCACTGTGATGATCTGGCTGGGCTGCCGCATTCCAAACTCCATGCCGCTTTCAGGTATTTCAAGTTCAAACTCGAACAGCGGTATCCAAGAAGCCAATTCCTCACGCATTTCTTCCAATGACTCAAAGAAGGGTGAGGGGCAAAGGAGACTGACAAAAAAATTAGGTATCCGCTGTCTGGTGGAAACGACAAAGCCTGATTCCTCTACAACGCAGGCAATTTGCCGTTTGCGATAGACCAATGTCCCATTCAGCTTAGGGCTAAATATCTGAAGGAGGCGCTGTCTGTATGCATAGGCATCATCAGGGCTATCAGCAACAACCGTTCCTTCAATCGTTATGTTTCGCATATCCAGTGTAGAGGAAATATAAAAAGCACCGTCCTGATCCGGTGCCTTGAAAGTGTTAATGGTCTGACGTATGTTGCCTGTGCCGTCTATTTTAGTAAGAAAATACGGTCGGCTTTGTTTGAGCGTGATGCTCCTGCCAGCCGCATTAATATATGTTAGTTCCACAGTCAGACCTCCTTTAAAATTCAAGAGCCAGCTTGCGGGAAAGGTTTTTAAACTCCCGTGCCAGTTCTTTTTCAGACAGAGCCTTTGGCGTCATCACCGAGAGATTTTGCGTGATGTTTGCACCGGGGACACTGCCTTGTCCGGATAAACCTCTGTAATTTAAATCGAAGTTTGTGGGTACTGCATTTTGCATATCCCTTGAAACAGCATTCATTGCATCCTCGAAGCCCACACCGATACCTTCGCCCATGTTTCGGCCAAGTCCGGCAAACAGAGCAGAGGGGGATTTGATACCGAAAAAGTTCTTAATCTTCGATACTACATTACCGAAAAATCCAGATATTTTATTCCAGAGCCAAGCACCTGCGTCAGAAATACCATTCCACAACCCTTTAATCAAATTGCCACCCACTTGAGCCATTTGACCGATATAGCCAGTGAAGGCTCTAACCAGCCCTGAGATGATCTGCGGTACAGCCTTAACAACCTCTACGATTATTCTTGGAAGGTTCGCAATCAAGGCAACAAACAGCTGAACACCGGCCAGAATGATCTTATCGATGTTTCCAATAATGGCATTGACCAGCGAAGAAACAATCTTCGGAATAGCGGCTACAACAGTAGTAATAATCTGAGGAAGTGCCTGAATCAGCGATATCAAAAGCCGGATACCCGCATCAATAATCAAAGGAATCGACCCGATGACTGCACTTATTATACTGTCGATGATTTGCGGGATTGCTTCCACAACTGCTGTAATAATTGTCGGTAACGCTGTCACCAGCGAGGTCAATAGCTGAATACCCGCATCGATAATCTCTGGAATGGATTCAATCAAAAAATCTACCACAGCTTCGATGATGGCAGGCAAGGCAGAAACAAGCTGAGGTATTGCATCTACCAATCCCCGTGCTAACCCTATAATCAACTGCAAAGCCGCATCCAGTAGCATTGGCAGGTTCTCAATCAAGCCTTGGACAATCTTCGTAACCGCCGAAACCGCTGCGGGGATGAGCTGCGGCAAAGCGATGCCAATTCCCTCCACAAGAGCGGTGACCAGTTCTATTGCCGCATTTATGAGCAGTGGAAGATTATCAATCAAAGCACCGACAATTGTCATTAGAGCACTGACCGCCGCCGGGATAAGTTCGGGTAAGAGGTTTAAAATCGTTTCTAAT